CTCATGCTGGTCGTTAGGCGTCATCGGTCTTCAGGCTCGACCCAGAGCTGATCGGCTGTATATGCGCTCTGCAAGAGCTTCGCAAAATCCATCAGGCCGTATCCCTCTTCTGGTGTTCCGCGCTGCGGGTACGCGATGGACCGCGCAATGTTTCTCAGCCTCAAGTTTTCGGCGTGCAACTCAAGAATGTCTGCCTTTGCGTCTTGCAGCGCAAACATTACTGCCGGCGCGCTCTGGTTGTTCGCCATCGCCCTCGGCTCGCAATTCCGCCACTGGTCAATCGTTCGCTTCATCTAGTCTCTCCGATGCCGTTCGTTGACGGCTAACAATTCGTTCAAGCCGAGCCCGCTTCGTGGTCTCGGCGCGGTTTGGAACGTCCGGCCAGCGGGCCGGCTTAACTCAGGCGTTAGGCCTCAACATCCCTGCGCACTGCGGCACGCATCTGTGCCGCGCCATCGGCAATCGTCACTTCGCCCAGGCAGTGCGACAGCGTGCCCGTCAGGCTGCTTTGCATGGGCATCGTGAGCATTGCCACGCGGGCCAGCAGCTCAGGCAGCGGCACCTCAAAGCCGTCGCCAAGATCAACCATGGATTCACAGGCCTGCTGCGAAAGCTCAAAATAGGCGTCATCGTCGCTGCGGATGTGATCCGGGTACAGCAGGCGCAGCAGCTCGTGCATTTCCAGATCGTCAAGTGGGTGCGGTTTCTTCATCTTGTTCCTCTCGTCGTTGTGGCCACAGGCCTAACTTGGCGTGACGGCGTGCCATGCGCTGGCGCAGACTGCGGGTTGTTTCCGGCTCGGGCAGCGGCATCCAGCACTCAGGGGTGAGCGCGATGTTTCGCCAGCCAACCACCATCCCCTCGCGGTTCTCAAACTTGTCCATCAGGTGGACGGGGACGTGCGATGTGCCAGCGACGGCCCACCAGTCATCCGTGCTGGGGTCTCCGTTTGCACGCATCCAGCAGCCGGGCATGACGTAGCCCTCGCCGCTGCTGTAGTTCAGCTCACAAAGCAGGATGACGGTGCCGTCCTTGGGTGCTGTGTTCATGGGCCGCCACTTACTCATGGTTGCCCCCTTCCAGCTTCACGCCCCATGCAGCCGCTTTCGGTGGGTCCGCCTCCCGCTCCCCCTCTGCTGGGGCTGGCTGGGTGGCGCCGGGGGAGGCGGGCCGGACAGTTTGCGCAGCCAAGTCCGCAAGAGACCGAACCATGGTGTGTAGTTCTGCCTTGGCGTCATCAGCGTCGCTCATAGCATTTCCGCTGTCGAAACGCCCGCCGACTAGCGACCACGCGGACGCAAACACCTGGGCCTGTTCCATGATCTGGCCGACAGCCTCCTGTGCAAGCTCCTGGATGTGCGCTGCGGTTGGCAAATGTTCGGCCGGCACTGCTTGCGCGGCTTGCAGGCGCTCGACCTCGGCGACAAGTGCGGAGATTCGGTGCCCGCGCTGGGCGTAGTCTTCTTGCAGGGCGCTCAGCCGCTCGACTTCGGCGGCGAGGGTGCGGAGCATCGCGGAAGCTGCAGGGCAGTTCGCAGACGGGTCAAACTCGTACCAGTCGCGCCGATCCGCGATTCGGTCAGACAGCTCTCGGGCTCGGGTCAGGTCAATCATGGTGGGCCTCTGTGATTGGGTGGCGGGCTAGACGCCGCTCTCGTCGCGAACCTCCAGCGACGGCCGATTCGTGCTGCCACGGCGGCGCGCGGTCGGCACCTCGGCTGCGTCCTTGTTGAGGCCAGCGGCCTCGTTCTCGGCGAACAGATCCGCAGCGTCTTGGTCGTCGTCGCCCGGGTGGTCGCGCTGGAAGGCTTCGACGCTGCCGTCAATGGCTTCTTCCTTGGGCTCAGGTGGCGTCAGCGTGATCTGCACCTCCTGGCCCAGCTTCATCGCCAGGCGGCCGGCATAGGTCTCGTCAACATCCGACGTGCCGACGCGGAAGCTCAGCTCGACGCTGCCGCCCTCAAACGGCTCCAGCGTCCACTTGTCCACCTTGCAGCCGTGCAGATCGATGGCGCTGTCGTCGGCGATGCCGTGCTCGATCTGCAGGCGATAGCCCTCCATGTCGCCGGCCTTGAGCTTGATGCGCTCGAAGCCGCGCGTGCGCAGCAGCGGGGTCGGTGCGTCGATGCCCGGCAAGTTGTCGCCGGCATCGTCTGCGGCCTTGTAGAGCGTGGTACGCAGGCTGTGGCTGAACAGGTCAAGCAGTGTGTTCGGGCCTGTGATGGTCAGGCCCAGCGAAACGGCGGGCACGTTGTCGTCGCCGTGCTTCTCGATGCGTGGGGTCAGGCTGGTCAGCTTGGCGGTGGTGGATGTGGTCAGTGCGAACATGGGCGAGGGGCCTTTCTGGTGGTTGTTGCTTGTGGCGGGTCAGGACGGCTCGGCGATCTCGGCCAACTGCCGCTTCATGCGCTCGTTCTCCGACTTCACATAGTCCAGTTCCTTGCGCAAGGTAGAAAGCTCCTCGGCCTTCTTTGCCAGAGCCTTGGCATTGCTGGTGAAGGCCTCGGGCGAGGCGATCACGAAATCGGGGCTGGGCGCAGCGTCCGACTCGGGCACCTGCAGTTCCACCTCGACGCCGTACTGCTCAAGCCGGAAGGTGTTGCCAAGCAGGATGTTCATCGCAGGCTTTACCGTCGCCAGTTCTTGGTAGCCCTGCTTGATGAAGACGGCGTTTTTCTCCAGCAGCGCGGCCAGCGCTGGCAACGTCTTGTCAGCGCCTTCACGCGGGATGTGAATGGCGATGTGGGTGGCGCCGTTGGTTTCGATGGTTGCGAACATGGTGATCTCCTTGGGTCGGTGGGTGGTGATGGTTCAGGCCGTCCAGGCCATCGTGAACGTCTTCTGCAGCTCTTCCATTTCGGTCGGCAAGAGCACGTCGCGGGCTTCGTCGATGGCCAGCGCGGCGGTCTCTGAGCTGGTGGCGTTGTCGATCTGGGCGCGGTAGTCAGCCAGGGTCTTGGTGGTGGTCTTGGTCAGTTCGGCCAAGCGACTGTCATAGGCAGCTTTCAGCCTTGCGCGCGTCGGCGCATCCTTGTGGGCGCGATAGGCGGCGGCGAAGTTGTCCTTCAGCGCATCGACGGTCGGCGCTCCGGCCATGTCTTCGATGAGTTCGACGATCTCGGCCTCGCGCTGAAGCTCCAGACGCGCCACGGTGTAGAGCGTCTTCTTCCCGCGCGTCGCGGTGAGCGACACCTTCAGGGCCTTGTCGATGTGCGAGAGGTGGCTGATGCGGATGCCGCCCACCTCGTCGCCGCCAAACTTCACGGACGGGTCGCAGAACAGCTGCATGCTGCGGCCCGCCCAGTGGTTGCCGTTCTCGCCCCACGCGAATACCAGCAGCTTGCGCATGGTCTTGCAGGGCTTGAATGGGCGGCCGTTCTCGCCCTCGTAGTGGATCGTCACCGGCTGCTCGGGGCTGGCGCTGACATCCACGCGGGTGACGGTGATGACCATCGACGTGCCGAGCAGCTGCTCGGCGTTGAGCTGGTCGGACTTCGGCACGATGGTGGGCCGGAGGTCTTCGACGGTTGCGTTCATTCTGCGAACTCCACTTCAACTTCGCCGCCGGTCTTGCACCAGGCTGGCAGATCGAGCATTCGCTGCTCGGGTTTGTAGGCAGGCCAGCGGTTGGCGCGCTGGCACTGGGCGAACTCGCGCAGCAAGTCCTCGACCTCCTCGACGCCCTGCTGCAGCACGGCATCGACAAGGCGATAGGGCGTGGCCAGGATGGGCGGCGTGGACGACACAACCGCGAACACGAAATCGGCCACAGGCACGCCCGTGATCGCCTCATAGCCACGGCGGTAGTGCGCCTCCTGGCGGTAGAGCCCGAGGCGGCCCATCGCGCGCATGACGCCGGCCGGGGTGTCGTCGGCCATGCTCTTGAGGTCGAGCATCTGCACGCGGCCGTCAGGCTTGCGCGTGATGTGGTCGGGGCGGGCCTTGCAGTAAACGCCGGTCGCCTTGTCCACCCAGAAAATGGACACCTCGCTCTCGCCCTTGCTGAAGGCCTGGGCGAGCTCAGGCTCGGCGCTGATGGCCTGAAGCTGCTGCTGCGTCGTGGCGAAGTCTTCGGCCGGGATGATGCTGCGGCCCGATGCGCTGTCTTGGAATGCGCGCCACCAGTCCATGGCGGCCACGCTGTCGGCGCTTGGGTTCTTGGCCTTCCACTGCGTCACGGACGGGCGGCGGGGTGCGTCATCGGGCACGACGACATAGCGCGCGGCAAGGGCGTTGGGCTCCAGCTGCGCGCAGTGCACCAGCGAGCCGCAGAGCATGGCCCGGGTCTGCTGCATCGGCACGCGGTTCCGCCAGTGCCAGGGTGAGCGTGCGAGGAGCTTCATGCCCGAAGCACTGAAGGCCTCGACGGCGTGATAGTCCTCGAAGGACATGCCGTAGACGATGCCCATGGGTCGGGCTTCGGTGCGTGCGTTCATTGGTCCGCCTCCAGCTTCTTGATGCGCTCGTTCAGTGCCTGCTCTTGATCGCGGCTGTTGGCCAGGTAGTCGCGGCCGGCGCCGCTCAGCTCGTAAATCTCGCGGTCCTCGCGCAGGCATTGCCGCTGCCACTTGAGAGCCGCGATGTACGGCCAGCGCACGGCCTTGCGCAGCGCGTTGTAGGCGCGCACCAAGCCGTCGGGCTTGGGCTGGCTGGTGTCAGGCTGCAGGCAGGACTGCGGGGCCGGGCAGGCCTTGGCTGTGCGGCATGTCGCGCAGGGCGCAGCAGCGCGGCGCGGTGGCCAGCTTGCGCGAATGGCGGCTTCAAGGTCTTGCTCCGTCAGCTTGCCGGCGCTGGGGGGGTCGTGGGGCCAGGTGGTCATGCGACCTCCGCAAACCGCTCAGCCTCAACGATCACCGGCACCAGCTCAGCGGCGGCGGCTTCGATGCGTGCGGTCTGCGTGGCGAGGAAGCGCGCGGCCAGCACGTCGCGCGCGGCGATGGTGGTGCGCATCGGCTGGCCCGGGTCGAGCAGCAGCGCGACGACGGCATCGGTGGGCATGTCCGCGAAGTCTTCAGCGGTCACGTCGCGCAGGGACTGGCGCGGCTCCTGCACCAGTGAGCAGAAGCATTCGCCGCCCAGCCAATCGGCGAAGCAGTCAACGCTGCGCAGGATCTTGCTGCGGGCCTCGTCGTGGGCCTGGGTGAGGATGCGATCGGGGGTGTCGCGCGAGCTCATGCTGCCACCTCAACCATGTAAGCCTCTGCGCTGTCGGCGAGGACGCCGCCGAATCCGCAATCCATTCCGCCGTCCAAGCGCTGCTCGGGTTGCCAAAACCACTTGAGCCAGCGGCGGCCGCGCTCGGAGACGATCTCGACGGCGGTAACGACCCGAGGACCGTAATGGGCCACATAGGTCATGCCTGGCTTGATCTGCGAGGCTGCGATCTGTTGTTGCATCTTGTCCTCCTGCCCCCGCCTTGTTGGCGTTGTCGTGGGGCTTGGGATTAATGTAAGCGCACTAACCGAAAGCGTCAAGCGTACTTGCGTCGCTTGTTTAGGGGGCTTACCCTAGGGGCGCAAAAATTCCCGCTCGGGGCGCGTAAGTGCACTTGCAGAATGCGCGGCAAGTGCACTAACATGATGGTCATGAAAAAAGCCGACGCAATCCGCCTCCTCGGTGGCACCGCTTCCGCAGCGGCAAAAGCCATCGGTATCAGTCCCGCCGCCGTCTCGCTCTGGCCCGACGAGTTGCCGCCTCGAATCGCTGACCGCGTGCAGGCCGCGCTGTATCGGAAGCAGCTGGACGCCAATCGCGGTGACCAGCAGCCGGCACCAGCGCAAGCCTGACCGCTAATGCAAGTTGTCTCCCCGCGCCCACTGGTGCCGGCCGATCCGGTGCCCGAGCAACAACGGGCGGGCGCGTTTGCCCGGGGCTTCGGCCTCGGGCGCTTTCTTTTCTCTGGGAATCGTCGGGGTTCGCGGGGGAAGCCAGGGACAGGCCGGGCATGAACTACTACGAGCACCACCTTGGCGACTGGGCGGCCGCCACCGGGCATCTGACCTGGGATGAGGACATGGCCTACACGCGTCTGCTGCGGGCCTACTACCACCACGAGCAGGCCATCGCCGAGGGCCAGCAGTACCGTCTGGCCAAAGCCTCAACGCCGGCCCAGCGCCGCGCCGTTGACCAGGTGCTGTCGGAGTTCTTCGAGCTGCGTGACGGCCGCTACCATCAGAAGCGGGCCGATGCCGAGATTGCGAAGTATCACGAGAAGGAGCCAGACCGCGAGGCCAAGAAGGAGAACGAGCGCGAGCGGCAACGCAGGACGCGAGAGAGGCGCAAAGCCCTGTTTGACCTGCTGCGCGAGCATGGCGTTGTCCCGGCGTATGACGCGCCGATGTCCGAGCTTCAAACGCTTGCGTCACGGCTTCCGTCACGCGATGTCACGCCACCCGTCACGCGTGACGACACGACTACCCATACCCAGACACCAGACACCATACCCAGTAGTAATACAACCCAGCTATCGCTGGGTCCCGCTCTTCCGCCGGAAGACCGGCCTGCGCTGACGCTTGTCGGAGCCCCTGAAACGCCTCAAGGACCGCCCGATTGCCCGCATGTGGCGGTTCTCGCGCTCTGGGCCGAGGTGTTGCCGCAGTTGCCGCAGCACCTCGCGTCGCAGTGGCGGGGATCGCGGGCCGATCACCTCCGCGCCAGGTGGCGGGAGACGGCTGTCGAGAAGGGCTGGACGTCGCAACAGCAGGGCCTCGACTACCTGCGCAAGCTCTTCGCCTACGTCGGGCAGTCCGACTTTCTCGCGGGTCGGTCGAGGCCATCGCTGGGAAAGCGCCCGTTCGTCATCGAGCTGGAGTGGCTCGTCAACCCGTCCAACTGGGCCAAGGTCCACGAGGGCAAGTACCACGGGGAAGCCGCATGAAACGCACCGCGTTTGACGCATCACGGGATCAACGCATCGCGAACGAGTCGATGGCCGATCAGCACCTCATGTGCTCGGCGCACGGCTGCCCGTTGCGCTGGTCGGTCAACTTCGGCGAGGCGCTGTGCTCGGTGCACAACCGGTACGAGCGCCACGACTGGCCGCGCGTTACCGAGTGGCTTGTCGGCCGCGAGGAGGAGGAGGCCTATCGGCGCAGCAATGCGGCGGCACCGGCTCCGGCTCCGCGCATGACGGTCGAGCAGAAACGCGAGGTTGGCCAGCGGCTGCGGCGCGCTCTGCGAGCCAGCGGCGGCAGGCAGTGGGACGAGCGTTTGCGGGAGCGCGAGCAGCGCGGCGAGCGGCTCACGGAGGCGCAGCGCAGCATGTGGCGCGAGGCAATTGGCCAGCGGTCGGAGTTCGTTGGCGTGGAGGCTCAGCCATGACGCATCCCCGCTTCTGCGCCGCACGCTGCGAGCCCGCCGACTGCAAGCAGGCCGACCGGTGCGCGAGGACGACCGTTCGCCCGCGTGGGGGTGAGCCCAAGGTGATCGACGCCAGTGCAGTGGTCCCGGATGGGGGCTGGTGTGCGATGTTCTTGGATCGTCGGGGTCTCCATCTGCTGGACCCCCGCGCGCGCACGTTTTCAGGGGCCGCAGCATGAACCGCGAAACCCGCCGCGCCATCGAGCGCGCTGCCAAGGCCGCACGCAAGCCTCAACGCCAGAGCACGAAGGTGATTCCGATCAATCCTTTGTTCGCCATGGATCCGCACTGTCGCAACAAGCTGGCCATCGTCGAGCGCAAGGCTATGGATGCCCTGCTTGAGCACCAAGCGACCAAGGACGACATCGAGCAGATCGAGACGCTGCTTGAGGCGTCAATTCGGGCCGTCAACTTGGCAAAGGCCGAAGGAGCCCAGCACCTTGACGCGGAAGCGCTTGACGCGGCGGTGAAGGTGTTCAACCGCGCGGCATGGTCGATCAAGCACGCCAAGGCGCGGCACAAGGAGGTCGGGGTCTACGGGCTGAGCGCCAGCGACCGCGATGCCCTGATCCAGGCCGACCAGATCATTGCCGAGATGCGCAAGCCAGGCGTCATCACTCGCAAGACCTGGCTGGCTGCCTTCCGCGAGAGCTACGCCGGCAAGGGCGTGCTCATTCCTGCGTTTGAAGAACTGGAGACCACATGACCACGCTACTGACCCGCATGTTCCGCGACCCGAAGCACTGCGTGCAGTGCCAAGTGGGCCAGGGGCGCAACTGCGGATGCCGCAAGCCCAAGCGCCCACGCTTCGAGGTGAGCGCCGCGATGTTCTGGTGGACGGTGTTGCTCGCGCTGGCCGGCTTCTGGGGCTCGCTGGGCCTGTGGGTGCTGGGGTCGTTCCAATGATCCGCCTGACGCTGCCCTACCCGATCAGCGCGAACCGCTACTGGCGCAGCTACACCATCGGCAAACGCTCCGTGGTGGCGATCAGCCGCGAGGCCGAGGACTACAAGGAGCGCGTGAACCTGCTGTGCTGGCAGGCCGGCATCCGTGAGCCCATCGTCGGCCGCGTGGCGATCACGGTGCGCCTGTTCCCGCATCGGCCGCTGGACTGGCAGCGTCGTCAGCGCAAGCTCGGGCCAGCGTGGGACGACGGCGTGCAGTGCCTTGACCTCGACAACGCCAACAAGGTGCTGCTCGACTCGCTCAAGGGCGTGGCCATCGAGGATGACAAGTGGGTGCGCCGCATCGTGTCCGAGCGCATGGAGCCGGATGGCGAGGCCCGGGTCGAAGTCGAGATCGTGTCGCTGGCGCTGAAGCAGCTGCAGGGCGAGCTGATGGAGGCGGCTGCTTGACCGTCATCTGCAAGCCCCTAGGCCGTGGCAACTGGGCGCCCCTGCGCCTGCAGTACGCCGGCCCGCAGATGGCGCCGTTCGTCGTGCGCGTGGGCGAGACGTTCAACCTGGCCGGCGTTGTCTGGCGTGTGTGTGAGGTGACAGCTTGAGCCAATTCCTTGCCGACCCACGCTGGGGCGTTGACTGGGTGCGCGTGATCGCCAACCTCCAGGCGTCGGGCCTGTCGTTGCAGGGCATTGCCGATGCTGCCAGCGCCTCGAAGTCCCAGGTCATCGCCTACGGCAGCGACGAGATGCGCCAGCAGCCCAGCCACTCGACGGGCGAGCGCTTGATTGCGGTTTGGTGCCAGACGCTGGGCTACAAGCGCGACGCGCTGCCGATGTACCGGCGCGGCATGAGCGTGTCGGAGATCCTGAAGGCCAGCCGCTAGGTCGGGATTCCGACCGGCAGCCACCCAGACATTGCGCGGGTCCGAGACCCGCCGCAGCCCCCACCGCTGCGGCTCCGAAACCCAGGAGCCCACGCATGGCCAAGAAGCCCGTTCAAACCCCCGGCGATGCGCCGACCAATGAGCCGCTGCCCGAGTCCGCAGCCCCCACCGCTGCGGCGGATGCTGGCCTGCCCAACGCCATCGACATCGACGCTCGGTTTCTGCGCGGCCCGGTGCTGACGAAGCAGGGCTATGTGGTGCCCGATGAGGCGTGGCAGAAGGCGAATGCGGCCGAGTTTCAGGCTGCGCTGAACGCCAAGGCCTGAGCCTCGCCATGTGCGACCCGATTTCGCTCACCCTGGGCGCCGTGGCTGGCGCGACGGTGTACCAAACGACGCAGGCGCGCAAGTCGGCCAAGGAAGCGGCAGCAATCCAAGCCGCCGCGCAGGTTGACCCTGCTGCCGAGCGCGCCAAGGCTGAGGCTGAGGCCGCACAGCGTGCGAATGCTGCGCTGGCCGAATCGAACCGCCGTCGCCGCGAGCAGGGTAGCCTGCTGTCGAAGGGCGCTCCCGCTGCGACCACTGCGACGCAGTTCACGCTGGGCGACACGACCACGCAGATGCCGGGACAGTCTCCGCTCAGCATTGACGGGGCGACGAGCCGAAGCACGGTTGCACAGCGCGCGTCGCTCTTGAGCCGTGGCGCTTCGACTGGCGGCGTGCCAATGCGGCAGAGCGGCCAGACGTACTCGGGCACCAAGTTCGCGCCGGGGTCTCTGTGAGCGATACCGCAGCGCAGATCATCCGCCGCCTGGGCTCGATGAAGTCCGAGCGCGCAGTGCACGAGCACGTCTGGCGCGCTTGCCTCGACGCGACCTATCCCGAACTCAGCGACGGCCTGAGCGGTGACAGCATCGACGCGGGCAGCGCTCAGACCAAGCGCGCCGAGTCGATGGACAGCACGGCGGCCGATGGCGTGCGCATGCTGGCCAGCCAGGTGATGGGCGGCATGACGCCGGCCAATGCGGTGTGGCCCGCCTTCGACGTGGGCGACGAAACCGACGAGGAACAGCGCTGGCTTGACCACGCGGCCGAGCGCGTGTGGGAAGCCATCCACGGCGCCAACTACGACGCGGCCAAGTTCGAGGCCCTGCTGTACGTCATGTGCGCGGGCTGGATGGTGCTGTTCATCGACGAGGACGGCGACCGGCTGACGTTCCAGCAGTTCCCGATTGGGCAGTGCTACCTGGCCGCAAGTCGGCAGGGCGGGCGCATCGATACGCTTTATCGCGAGTTCAGGCTGAGCGCTGAGCAGGCAGTCGCGCAGTACGGCGACGAGCTCAGCCAGGCGGTGCGCGATGCTGCTGAGAAGGAGCCGGGGAAGTCCTTCGCCTTCGTCCATGCGATCTATCCGCGCACGGCCTACACCCCGGGCTCCAAGCTGCCGCGCAATCTGCCGTTCGCGTCCTGCCACGTTGAAATGGCCAGCAAGAAGCTGGTGCGCGAGTCGGGCTATCACGAGCAGCCCTTCGTCGCGCCGCGCTGGTCGCAGATCCCGGGCTCGCCCTATGCCACCGGGCCGGTGAGCCAGGCCCTGCCGACCATCCGACGCCTGAACGAGCTGCTGAAGCTGGAAAGCGTCGCGCTGGCCCGTGCTGCTGCTGGTGTCTACGTCGCGGCCGATGACGGCGTGTTGAACCCGCGCACGGTGCGCGTGCGAGGCGGCACGGTCATCGTGGCCAACAGCATCGACAGCATCAAGGAGCTGCCGACCGGCGCCGACTTCAACGTGACCTTCACCAAGGCCGAGCAGATGCGCGCTGAGATCCGCCGCGTGCTGATGGCCGACCAACTGCAGCCGCAGGACGGCCCGGCGATGACCGCCACTGAGGTGCATGTCCGCGTCGCGCTCATTCGTCAGCTTCTGGGGCCGCTCTATGGCCGCTTCCAGGCCGAGGACTTGGCGCCGACGGTCGAACGCGTGTTCGGTCTGCTGTACCGGCGTGGACGTCCAGAGCTTGGCGGTCGCCCTGGCCCTGTGGCCATCGACGACGCGCCCGAGTCTCTCGACCAGACCACGTACCGCGTGCGCTTCAACAACCCGCTGGCCAAGGCCCAGAAGCTCGAAGAGGTCAGCGCCATCGAACGCACGGTGATGCTGGCCGGTGCCATGGCGCAGCAGGGCAAGGCCGAAGTGCTCGACCTGATCGACGGCGACCAAGGCCTGCGCATTGCAGCCGAGGGGCTGGGCGCTCCTTCCAAGCTGCTGCGCGACGACAAGGCGCTCAAGGCCTTCCGCGATCAGCGGGCCGAGTCGCAGCAGCAAGCCGCGCAGGCAGCGCAGCAGCAAGAATTTCAAACCATGGCCGTGGGAGCTGCGCTGAAGCAGCCGGCAGCGGCTTAGGAGAACGACATGGCTATGGAAATTTCGGGGCCGCCGTGGGTGGTGGATATTCCAGCGGTGTCAGGGGCTGGGAATTTTTCCGGCTTAGCCGACATGGTCACTGCCATCGGCTGGCCGCAGGCCACCTGGCCAGTGTCTCTGACTGTTGATGCCCGCGATCCAGGCATGCCGCGAGGCGACGCAGGCCTCACCGTGCGCCAGGCCCTCGACATCGCGCACCCTGGCTGGACGAGCTGGACCGTACTTTGGGTTGACTTGGGTGCCGGCTCTAACGGCACAGGTACCGAGGGCTCGCCATTCAATCAGCTTTTCTCTGCCGTCGCCGCCGCCACCGCTGGCGGCAATGCTGGCTACATCATCCGGGTCAAGGGCAGCGCCACCGCTGTGCCGCGCACGCGCAACTTCTCCAACGGCGGTGCCACCAAGCCGACATGCCATCTGGTGTGGATCTTCTACGGCGGCGCGTCCACCATCGGTTCGCATAGCCCACTCACCTGGGGCGCGGACGGCACTTATGCATGGTGCTCAACCGTGGCCCGCGCCTCTGCGGCCTGCGTCGTTGACCTGCTCAACAAGACCCCCCAGGGCACCTACGTCGAGCTTCGCAAGGTCACCAGCGCCGCCATCTGCTCGCGCACGCCGAACAGTTGGTGGACCGACAACACCAACGTCCTCGTCAACCGCGCCGATGGCGAGGCCGCATCTGACACCAACACCCGCGTCTTTTTGGCTGTCGGCAACGTGCTGATGGACGGCACCACCCAGTACACCTGGGCCATGCTCACCGAAACGTCGGCCGACAGCTGGGCCATCGAAGGCGGCGGCGTGTCCCCCGGCCCGGGCGGCCCGTTCTCGGTCCTATACAACGGCAACACCGGCAGCCGCACCGTCGTGATCGGTGGCGAGAACGGCTCCATTCGTTACGGCGGCGCCCTCACTGGAGCAGTTGGCAACGTCACGATTAACGGCGTCAACGGCTTGGTCCGCTTTGACAACGTCGATTGGTCTGACGGCGCCACGGACCTCCTCAACGTCCACAGCTCACTGGTGGCTGGAGCCAAGGTCTACGTGCTGACGACAAACTGCAGCGGATACCTGGCAGGGCTGAAGCCTGGCTACATGAGCAACAACGCGTGGACTCTGCACGAGGACGCGATTGGCATCAGTGCCTGTGACAACTTTGGCGCATGTCGTGGCGTCACGGTCCACATCATCGGCACGTCCAAGGCGCTGATCGTGGCGCCAACCTCTGGCGGCAGCCTGGGCGACATCGTGAATGGCGGCAGCCTTCCGCCAACCGAGTTCCGCGTTGACAACACCGCAACGATGTACCTCATTAACCCGCTGTTCAACGGCTCCCCGGCAGGCTCTCCGCGCGTGGTCGTCGGCAACACGGCCCAGCTCTTCTATCGCGGCATCAAGGCCAGCGAGATCTCGGTGGCGACCGGTGCCAGCGCTACGCCGGTCTGACGCTTTCCCATCCCCTGCCGGTACACATGACCGCCACCCCTCAGCAGTACCTTACCGCCTTCGAGCTGACCAACGAC